ATCCTGAGCCAAATGACGTGCCCAGTGCCGAGGATTCCTCGCCTGCGCCGCCACTGAGCTTTACTATGAAGCGCCCCGGCTGGACCACCCTTGAGGTGGACGAGCAAGGCAACGCCATCGACGTAGTCATGCCACTAGACCTCCCGGTCTGTGTGGCTACGGCTGCCTCGGAGGACCTGCCCTGGATGTCTCGCAAAGAACTCGAGGCACGTGTGGGGGAACTACGCGCTAAAACACCACAGTGCGAGCCCTACACACGCGACAAAGTTGACTTCAAGACCGATGTCAACCTGAGCAGGCGCTCCGGTGACCGACATATGGACGACGCATACGACCTTATCGAACGAGCTGCGAAGCAGCACGTCTTTGAGGCCAATCGGCGCCCCATGACTATGCCTCGCGTGGTCTACATGGGCATTCCCGAATTCGTCCAGACATACGTACCGGAAGAACTGCACCGTAGGATTGAGAAATTCTGGAACGGAGACGTAAACAAGATAATAGACAAGTATTTCAGTGTTGACGGAGACGCCAATCTGGCCGCGACACGTGCCGACCAGTTGAAGATTTGGCACGAACGACAGCACTGGGCCACCACCATCCTTCGCACTCACGCGCTGGACATGAGTGGTGCGATTAAGTCTAACGTACTCCTCCAAGGTCTGGCGAGTCCAATTCCATCTTCCCAAACGATCCGGGGAGACCGCCATACACTCTTCTACGAGCGTGCCAAGGCATATTTGATCCCCACTGCTGAGAAGGTCCAGCAGGGGGTGAAGGCCAACAGCACGAGTACGCACCCGCAGCTAGCGTCGTTTCGTCATGCCAACGTGGCTGGCTTGCGCGAACTGGTTAACGACGTGGGTGCGCACCAACAAGACATTAGCATTTCCAGCGCGTCGCGCGACAAGCTGGCCCACGGAATTCGGCACATCATGCAGCTGAAAGATTTCAAACACGTGGGCCCCAGCGAGCCGCCACTATTGGAGACGCGGTACAAGACCCCCTGCGAACAAGTCAGCGGGAGGAAACCCAAGATCGTAACTACCCTGGTTGACACCGCCATGTACATGAAGTCCCTTCGCCCTTGGGCCGGGACGGATATAATCATGACTGTGCCAATGTACCCTGGGCTCTCCGGCAAGACCGGCGAGAGCACATGGTATTGCACCGGAGTCGATTCCGACGGGAACGCCTTGTACTACGAAACCATTGGCAGTGATGAGGTATCGTCAGTGTTCCACAACCAGTATTCATGGTGGTTCACAAACAACGACGTCGTCTACATCCGCACTGAGGATGACTCCGCGTTCGGCATTTATAATGTCGTCAAACACGCACGCCGAGACATCAATCGACAGACCGTATTCCTGTGCCTGGACACTATGGTTAACCTGCCGTTCGCTATCGCAGACCAGCTGGTCTACGCAGCCCACGGCACGCACCTGAGTGACATGTTCAGCGAGCCACGTCCTTGCCGGAACGTAGTGGTGGTCAACCCCGCCTCTGCTAATCCCATTCTTCT